CACCCGGTCGAGGTCCTTGATCGTGATGCGCTGGCCGATCAGCTCGGAGAATGCGTTCTGCGCCTCCGCCGGCATCGCCGCGATCAGGGCGCCGAGCTGCTGGCGCTTGCGAGCGAGGTTCGCCTGGTCGGGAACGATGAGCGACCCGGTCCAGCGGCCCCACGTCCGCATGAACCAGCGGTCCATCGTGAGCTGCTCGAAGTGGCCGTGCAGGTTGGCGAAGAAGCCGTTGCCGATCTTCGGCCCCACCGCCGCCGCGCCGTAGACCATCGTGTCGATGTATTCGCCCGACACGCCCTCGCCGGTGAACGCCTTCACCTCGCGCACCGTGTGCTGCGTCGTCATGAACTCCATCACGCGCGCGATGCCGTGCCGCTCGACGAGCTCGTTGAACATCGCGAGCCCGTTGTCGATTGCGCTCGCGGCCGTCCCGATCCCGACGTCGGTCGGCATCTTCCCGGTCTTGCGGAACGTCCGATAGACGCGCTCGGCCAGCTCGAAGTTCTTGTCGACCTTGAGCCCGTTGGACGTGACCGCCATCGCCCAGGTCATGGCGAAGCGCGCCTGCTCGTCCGTCGCCAGCTCCGGGTGGACGAGGGCCATCACCCGCAGCGCCTTGGTCACCTTCTCATTGTACCAGCCCACCGCGTTCGCGTTGGTCGCCAGCGCGGTCTGCGCGTCGCGCACCGCCATGCCCACGAGGTAGCGCTCGACGGAGCGGGTGAAGCGCGACAGGTCCACGCCGGCCGCCGCCGCCGCCGCGCGCACCATCTTCTGCAGCTTGGCCTTGAACTCGCGGTTGGTCCCGAACTGGGCCTGCCCGGCGAACCGGAACGCATTCTCGACGTTGGCCGCCTCGCCGACGCTCTGGTCGACCGGCTTGCCTTCCGCCTGCCGCTGGTAGCGAGCCCGCTGCTCGAGCACCCGGCCGCGCGCGCCGGCCGGCGCCTGCGTCTGGTCCGCCTCGAAGGCATCCATCGCGGCGCGCACCTGCTCGGCCGTCGTCGTCTTGGCGTCGAGGCCCAGCACGTTGAGCGCCTGGTCGAGCTGCTCCATCGCGTCGAGCCGCTGGGCGAGCTGCTCGTTGCGGTTCTTCGGCGCGTAGACCGCCTCGCCGCGCAGCTCCCGGTCGATCGCCGCCAGCAGCTCTTCCGGCGTCACGCGACCCTTCGAGGTCGGGAAGTAGCCGGCCTCCCACGCCGCGCGCGCCGCCTCGTCCAGCGACAGCTTCGCCGCCATGCTCGCGTCGACCGTGCCGGGCTTGGCCTTGCCCATGCCGGCGGGGTCCCGCAGGTCGACCACGAGCCGGCGCCGGCCGCGCTGGGCCGTGTGCCACTTGTCCGCGTCCATCCCCCGCAGCTCGCCGCCCTGGTCGATCAGGCCGCCGCGCGCGGAGAGGAACTCGAGCAGCGACTGGCCGAACGCCGTGCGGCTGCTGATCTTCGCCTTCGAGCGCATGTCGTCGAGCGTCAGCTCGAGCGTGTCGAACGCGCCCGACTTCTTGCCGATGTCGCGAACGATCAGCGGCCGGTTGGCCTGATAGACCGCCATCGGGTCATGCCCGAGCCGCTCGGCCCGAGTGCGCACCCGCGCCGAGACGATGGCCGCGTACTGCGTCGCGGCGATGTCGTCGACCGCCGCCGCCTTGAGCTGCGCGAACATGTCGTCGAAGATGAGCTGCGCCGCGTTCGCGTCGCCGATCGCGTTCGCCGTCTCGTCGCGGATCAGGTCGAGCTGCGCGCGGAACTCCTCCTCGCTCAGCGTCGCCGCCTCCTGCTGCGTCATGCCATCGGTCGAGAGGCGGACGTTGTCCGCCAGCTCGTCGAACTGCTCGGTGCCCGAGAACGCCGCCACGAAATCCGACAGGCGCATGCGCACGTCCGCGCCGGTCTGCTGCGCGATAGCGATCTGCTGCGACATCCCCTCGGCCACGTTTACGGGCAGCCGCCCGGCGAGGTCGGGCTGGGACTGGAACAGCGTGACCGCGGTCTGCGCGTCGATCTCGACGTCCTGCTCGGGGTTGAGCAGGCCGCGCATGAACTCGCCGAATTTCTCCGGGCTGCGCTCGCGCAGCTTCGACTGCTCGGCGAGCTGGTTGATCGCCTTCAGCGCCTCGGCATCCTTCTGCGCGTCCTCGGCCGCCTTCCGGCTGCGCGCCGCGCCCTTGCCGCCCGTGGCCGCCAGGAGCAGCGAGCGCACCACCGCCGACGCGCCGCCCGCGGCAACCGCCTCGCGGGAGAAGTCCTCGAGGATCTCGGCGTCGGGATTGTAGAAGGCGAACTCGACCACGTTCTGGAGGATGCCCTCGGTCACCTCCTGCAGGGCCTCGGCTCCTGCAGAAAGGAAGACGTCCTTCAATTTCTGGAGAATGCCCGAGCGCACCCCTTCAGGCAGCTTGCGCATGATGAAGTCGAGGCCGAGCTTCTCGGTGACCGCGGTCACCGCGGCGCCGGCGAAGATGGCCGCGTCGCCCTCGGGCGTGCCCTTGGCCCCGACCTTCTCCTGCTTCTCAGCCTGCTGGTCCGCGCCCTGGCCGAGCAGCATCGGCATGCCGACCGCGCCGCGCGAGATGATGAGCGCCGCAAGCTGCATGCCGAGCTGGCCCACGCCCTCGGCGATGTCCGTTGCCGTGTTCTGCCGCTCTTCCGGCACGCCAAGCTCGTCGCCCGCCTCCTTCGCCGCCCGGCCCGCGTCGATCAGCAGCGTCGCCGGGTTGGGGCCGTAGTCGAACCAGAACGCATCCGCGACGCGCTCGCCGAAAGCGCCGCGCACCCCGCGGTCGATCGTGCGAGCGCCCGCGTCGATCAGCTCGCCGAAGCCCTTCGCGCCAACGCCAATGCCCTTCACGACGCCGGCCGGGACGGAGCGCGCCACGTCGGCGATGCTCGTCAGCACGTCCACGTCGTCGCGCGCCACCGAGTAGTTCTCCGGCATGGCGAGGAAGCCGGCCAGCTCGGGGTTCTGCGTCGCCACGTTGTCCAGCCGGCGCAGCTCGGCCTCGCGCTCGACCTCGGGGAGGTTGCGCTCCACCACGGACGGCGCCAGACCCATGTCGCGCCCGAGCCGCTGCGCACGCGCAGCCGTCTCCGGCGTCGAGCCCTGCGCCTGCAGGGCGGACTGCCGCAGCCGGGCCGCCTCGGCCTCGGCGCGCATGCGCTTGGTCGCGGCCTCGAAGTCCGCCGCGCCCACCTGCTCCTGGTCGTTCGCCGACTGCAGCTCGCCCTTCAGGCGCCGCATCGAGAGGCCGAGGATCTCGTCGTCCATTACCGCTGCCCCCCGGCGCGCTGCGCCGCTTCTTCCTTCGCGATCGCAAACGCCCGCGCGATGTTCTCCGGCGTCGCCTCGATGCCGTCCTTGCGCATGCGCTCGACCAGAGGCTTGAGCAGGTCAGGCGGGACGCCCGTCACGCGCGACAGTCGGGCCCGGTCCACGGCGTTGGACAGCGTGCTGTCCACCCGGAAGGTGTCGCGCTCCTTCTGGTCGCGCAGGTCGAACACCCGGCGCTCGTCGTCGAAGACCCAGCCGGAGCCCTTGAGCGTGCCCTTGATCAGCAGCTCGTCCGCCATGCGCTGGTAGTCCGCGCCGGTCGGCCGCTTGCTCGGGTTCGCCGCCTTCCATTCCTCGATCTTGCCGTCGAGCGCGCGGTGAAAGCCCGCCACCTTGGCCGCGCCGGTCTTGTCCGTGTCCTTCGGGGTCGGGTCGATCCCGGCCTCGCGCAGCGCCTGGTCGACCACCTGCTGGCGCGACCGCTCGCCGGCCTTGGCCGCCAGCCGATCCGCCCTGCCCTCCTGCGCCCGTATCGACGCCTGCAGGTCGACCATGCGCTTCCAGTCGCTCTCGGAGAGCGAGGTCCGGTAGCGCGGGTCCGTCAGGTCCACCTTCTCGAAGTCGTCGGGGTCGAGCCGCCGCAGCTCGGCGTAGACGAGCTGGTCCGTCTGGACCTTGCCCTGCCGCTCGACCCAGTTCTCCAGCCGGTCGCGCTCGAGCGGCTCGGTCTCCAGCACCGCGAGCTGCTGCGGCGTCAGGCCGTCGAGGCTCTTGCGCCCGTAGACGTGCTCGCGGATGCCGCGCAGGGCCGTGAGGCGCTGGTCCTCCTCGCCCTGGCGCCGCTGGCCGAACTCCGCCACCAGCATCGCCTCGGCCCGCTCGATGACCTCGGGCGGCTGGCCGGCGAGGCGCTGGCGCAGCTCGGCCTGCCTCTGGATCAGAGAGCCGCGCACCGAGGCGTCGGACGGCGCCGCCGACCCGGAGCCGATCTTCGCCGACACCTGGTCGAGCACCTGCCCGACCGTCATGCCGGGCTGCATCATCCGACCGTTCACCCGGAATGCCTGCTCGGCGATGTTCTCGCCGGCGACGCGCCCATAGACCTCGCGGGCGTCGGCGCCGCGATCGGCCGACAGGAAGGCCTTGGCGCCCTCGATCCCGAGGAACCACGCGGCATACTGCTCGCTGGGCGAGAGCGCGCGGCCGATCCGCGTCGCGGCCTCCTGCTGGTAGGCCGCCCAGATCTTGTCGTAGGCCTCGCGCGAGCCGCGCTGCTCCTCGCTCAGCCCGAGGCGCCCGGCGTAGTTCCGCCAGGTCTGGTCGGTGATGCCGCCGCCGCGCGCCGTCTGGCCGGGGAACGGGTTGCGGGCCTCGCCGCCCTCGAGCTGCCACACGCGGTCGCGCACGTCTCCGGCCGCCACGGGGTCGCCCGGCTTGGGCATCACGGCGTTGACCGCGTCGCGGGCCACGCGGCCCTGCACCGAGGCCTGCAGCGCGCGGTCGAGCTTGGCCTGCGTCAGGCCGTCGATCTCCTCGCGGTGCTTGTCGAAGTAGGACTTCGCGCCGAGCGGGTCGGTCAGCGCCATGCGCTCGACCACCGACGACCGGATCGCCGAGCGCGCCGCGCGGCGCGAGGCCTCGATCACCTCGGCGCTCTGGCCCTGCCGCGCGCCCCAGAACGCCGTCCCGCCCTCGGCCTCGCCCACGAGCTGGTCGACCTTGGCCGGGTCGTTGTAGGCCGCCGCCGCGTCCTGCACGAGGCCGTCGAGGCGCGCCTTCCAGGTCTCGCCCATCGCCACCGTGCGCTCGCGCGCGACGTGCCGGGCCACGCCGTCGAGCGCCGCGTCGCGCCGGCGCGCCAGCATCTGCTGCATGAGCCGCTGCTGGTTCTGGCTGCCGAGCCCGGAGACGGCTTCCTTGGACGTGTCGTCCCACCACTTCATGGTGTCGTCGTAGGCCGACACCGCGTTGCCGCCCTTGCGCGCATAGACCCCCTTCTCGGGGTCGTGCATGAAAGTGCGCTCGAGGTCGCTGAACCGCGCGTAGGCCGCCTCGACCTTCAGCGCGTCGTCCTCCTTCTGCATCTCCGCGGCGCGCGTCATGAGCCGCTCGGAGGCGCGCTCGAGCCTCGCGCCGGCCTGCGCCGCCGCCTCGCCCTGCTGGCCGCCGAAGTCAGCCGGCGACGCCTGCACGCGCAGGAACGGGGACGGGACCGCCTGCGGCTGGACCGTCTGCTGGGTGAGGACGGGGACGCGCGGCATCAGTAAAGCCCTCGGCTAAGCAGCTTCCGCTCGGCCAATGCCGCGCCCGAGGCCGCCTCTCCGCCCCCGGTCATGCCCAGCCGGTTGTAGACGAGCCACCGATCGGCGACGTTGCCCGCGCCGGACAGCACCGTGCCGCCCGCCGACATCAGGGCGCCCGACATCGCGTTGTTGCCGCGCATGGTCTGCAGCCCGGCCTCGGCGCCGAAGTTCACGCCCTGCACCCGGTAGCCGTAGGCCTCGCGCTCGGCGTTGTTGCGGATCGTCAGCGCGTCGAGCTCGCCCATGGCAGCCGTGTCGCCCAGAAGGTCGAGCGGGGTGCCGGCGTCGAGCTGGACGCCTGAGGCGCCAAGCGCCGCGCGCTGCGAGCTCGCCAGCATGCGGACCTTCCGCCGCTGCTCGGTCTCGGCCACCTCGCCGCGGGCCAGCGCGTCCTGCGCCTGGCGCTCGGCGACGATCTGGTTGTTGCGGGCGACCGCCGCGTTGTAGTCGCCCGCGGCCTTCGCCGCCTGCCCGGCCTGGATCTGGCCGTATGCCGAGACGCCGGTCCCGAGGACCGAGGCCGCCGCGGAGACAACGGCAAGGGTGGCAGGATCAACGCACATGGCGCACCTCGAACCGATGGAATGGCAGCCCCAGCGCGCCCCACGGCGCCGCCGGCGAGATGTCGGCCCCCAGCCACTCGAGCCACGAGATCGACGCCGTGTTGCGCGCGTCGACCCAGTTCACGAGGGGGTTGAAGACCTCAAGCATCGTGCCGACCCACCGCCTGCTCTCCTTCGCAAAGCGCATTGGGATTATAGCAAGGTCGTCCGTGCCAAGCAGCCACGCCGAGCCTGAGCCCGTCAGCCGGGCCATCGACGCGCAGCCGAACATCGCAACGGGGCGGTCCTCGAGCAGGCCGGTCCACGCACGACGGGAGGAGCGCAGGCTCTCCGCGAGCGCTTGGTCGGGCCGCATCAGCCCGGCCGCCCAGACCTCGCGCTTGTCGGCCTCGCGCATCCTCGAGGCGATCGGGTCGACGTCGGTGAACGACGCGGGGCGGACCTCAATGCGCACCGAACACCACCTCGGGGATCAGCCCCAGCACCGTCGCCGGCAGCGGGTAGGACTGCCGCAGGAAGAGCTGGCCGCCCGTCGCCCAGTCGCCCGGCACCGACAGCTTGTAGTCCCCGGTGTAGAGCCCGGTCGGCGTGTTGTAGGCGTCGGGCCCCTGCTTCAGCTCCTTGAGGTGCGTCTCGCGGGGCCCGCCGGCGAGGCCGCGGCTGCGCTCCATGCGGATCGTGACGAAGGGGATGACCTTCTTCCGGCCCTGCATCGTGCCGTCCGGCTGGCCGCCCACGTCGAGGCGCAGCGTCTGCAGGTCGCAGACGTAGGGCAGCCCGACATGGACCCGCGAGGCCGCGCGATCGAGCGTCACCGTGCCGCCGGAGACCACCTGCGCGGGCTGCACGTCGCCGTTCGCGAGGATGGCGACGGTCTTGCCGTTGAGGTGATGCAGCCCCGACACCGTCGTGACAGCGCGCCGGACGTTGCCGCCGCGGCCCAGCGCCGTCCACGACGCGCCCGACACCGCCGCGCCGGTCAGGTAGTCGCGCAGGGTGAAGGTCGTCGCGCCCGTCACCGTGACCATGTAGCGCTGGCCGGCGGTCGCGTGCGCCACGAACCGGTCGTCCGAGCTGGCCGGGAAGGACGGGTTGAATGCCAGCGTGCCCTCGATGTCGACCAGGTCGCCCGTGGTCAGCCCGTGCGCCGCGCCCGTCGTGACGACCGGCGGGTTGGCCGACGTGATCGAGGCGATCGAGACCGGCACGTCGAGCGACAGGCCAGCGTCAACGAAGAAGGCGTCCTGCACGTCGTAGACCTGGCGGGAGGCCAGCCGCTCGACGTAGCGCCGCGTGACGCCGCCCACGACGCGCCGGACCAGGAGATAGGCGACGTCCTCCGAGCCCTCGGAGACGACCGCGACGCTCTCGAAGTCGCCGTCCGTGTCGTGCCGGGACCACGCCCAGACCTCGTGCTCGCGCAGGTAGGTGAGCGACAGCAGGCCCCCGTCCGACATGACGCACCAGACGACCGACCACGGTGCCTGCGCGTAGGCCCACTCGCGCACCGTGCGCGCCTCGAACAGGTGCCGCGACAGCAGCGTGAGGTCGTCGCCGGTGTAGCTGTCGACGTCGTACTTGTAGCCGAGGTCGCGCACGATCTGGCCGCGGTCCTGAACGTAGAGGGCCATGCTGCCCACGACGATCGGCGGGACGTCCGCGCCGCCGCGGTAGCTCTGCGGCTTCACGACCAGCGAGGTCGGGGTGATCGCGTCCGACTGGCCGCCCGGCTTGGCGACCCACTCGCCGCCCGAGGTCATGACCAGCAGCCCGCCCAGCGAGACCAGGTGCCGGATCTCGTGGACCTGGCGCGAGACCAGCGCGACCTCGATCGCGTCGGCGTCGTCGACCGGGAACGAGGTGGAGAAGTTGTTGTAGGCGCCGCTCTGCGAGAGGAACAGGCTCTGCCGCTTCGAGTTGGTGCGCCCGTAGACCTTCCGCTCCTCGTGGTAGGTCACGCAGCCGGGGTAGTTGCCGGCGCCGAAGAACGGCAACGCGAAGTCGGGCGGGCCGTCCGTCATGTCCGGGCTGATGTTGTCGTCGCGGAAGGTCGAGCCCTGCGTGCGGCCGATGAAGCCGTAGGCCCCGCTCTTCTCGCGGTAGACGATGTAGCTGGCCGCGCCCGCGACCGCCGTCCACGACACGTCGATGTAGTTGGTCGAGCTGAGCGTCGCCGCCGCCGTCGTGATCCCGAAGGTGCGCGCCGCGGTGCCGCCCGAGCTGTAGGCCGTGAAGCCGGTCGCGTCGGTGTTGTTCAAGGTGAAGGTGTTCGCGCCCGTCGAGGTGATCGTGAACTCGCGCCCGTTGAGCTCCGTCATGCCGACCACGCCGCTGATCCAGACCGTGTCGCCCGTCGCGAAGCCGTGCGCCGTGCTGGTGATCTGGCAGGGGTTGGCCTGCGTGGCGCCGGTGATCGTGCGCACCGTGGTGTTGAGGCCCGAGAGGCTCTCCTCGCCGCTGGTCGTCGCGACGGCCGTCACCTTGTAGCGGTAGGTGACCGCGCCGGCGGTCGCGGGCGTCACCGTGACGCCGGTCGGCTGGGTGATGCCCGGCACGAAGGACACCGTCGACAGCGTCCACGCAGCGTCCCCGGTCCGCGTCAGGTCGCGCGGCTGGTAGGACGGATGCACGATCGTCATGGTGTCGGCGCTCTGCACGAACTTGAGCAGCGCCAGGTCGGCCGCGGCATAGGGCGTGGCGATCTGGTAGATGCGCGCGACCGTGCCGCCGGAGGTGAAGGCCGGCAGGGACGCGGTGCTGATCGCCACGCCGTCGCGCCCGGTCAGGGTGAAGGTCGAGCCGCCGGTCACCGTCACGATGGCGTTGCGCCCGTTCAGGGCGGTCATGCCGCCGATGCCCGACAGGTAGACCTCATCGCCCGTCGAGAACCCGTGCGCCGCCGACGTGGTGAACACGCCGGGGCTGGCCTGCGTGATGCCGGTGATCGTCTTGCCCGCCTCGAGGACGTAGGCGCCGGCCTTGATGACGCGCATCACCAGCTCGCCGAACTCGAGGACGTAGGTGTCGGTCGTGTTGAACTGAAACGGGATCAGCCGGCCGCGCGTCGCCGACGCCTTGACCTCGCCGACGTAGCGCAGGCCCGCGCGGTTCGACGCGCCGCCATGCGCCTGGACGAAGAAGTTGCGCGCGAGCGCGAGGCCGCTCTGGTACTTCGCCAGGTCGACGCGCGCATGGAGCGACGGCGACAGCTCGCCGCCGGCGAAGCTGGGCTTGAGCAGCGTCACCATCAGGAGGTGCTCTCGTCGGGGTAGCCGCTGTCGTAGCGCGCGCGGACCCAGTCGGCGTCGATCTGGTCGGGCCCGACCGCCTCGCTGCCGTTCGAGACCATCGCGAGGTTGACCGCCCGGTTGAACTGGGTGTCGGCGTTGGACTTGAGCTGCAGCGAGCCGGTCAGGACGAGCGCCATCTCAGCGGCGAGCTGCCACGCGAAGGCCGTCACGAACTGCGGGTCGTAGAGCGTCGGGTCATCGACGAACGCGGTGTAGGCCGCCGTCGCGTCGCCCACGTCGCACATGACCACGCGCGAGGCCAGCGAGGCCGAGTAGGCCACCTCGAACTTGTTCGGAGCCGTGCCGCGCACCCGCGGCAGGATCGCGCGGATCGCCACCGCGTCAGACGGGTAGGCGTACATCACCGTCCAGTTGGGCGACACCGGGGTGGCGAGGTCGGCCAGCGTCTCGTAGCGCATGGCGAACGACCAGGGCGCGGCGCGCAGGACCGAGCGCAGCGCGGGCTCGTAGAAGAGCGAGCACTGGTCCGCTTCGTTCGAGCCCTCGTCGAGCGCGGCGATGCGGATGCCGTGGTTCAGGTAGCCCAGCGCCATGTTGCAGATGGAGACCTTCGACGCCATCGCTCACCTCCTGCGCCTGCGGCGCCGCATCAACCAGTCGTCACCCTCCGGTGCCGGCGGCGGGGCGCCCGGCAACGTCAGTTGCGCGAGCCCGTCGCCGCCCTGCTGGCGGATCGAAAAGGGCAGCGCCGTCGAGCGCCGCGCGCCGGCCAGCGGCGAGCCGAACGCGAGCAGTCCCTGCACCGGGCCTGCACTCCCCGTCGCCCTGACGAGCTGCGACGGAGCGCCTCCTGCGTAGAGCGAGACCATCAGGCCACCGTCAGCGTGGCGTAGAGGTCAACGCCGCTCGGCAGGCTGGCGCTCGGCACGAAGCGCCGCCGCGTGTTCAGCGCGTCGCTGCCGAGCCCCGCGGTCCACGCCGTGCCGTTCCAATACTCGAAGGCGCCGTTCGTCGTGCCGCTGCTGGCCTGCGTCAGGACCAGCGCGTTGGTGTCCGCGCGGTAGACGTTGATCGTGTGCACCGTCAGCGCCGCGCCGAACAGCGCCGACTGGATGAACCCGAAGGTGCCGTTCGACCCGTCGAAGTCGCCGAAGTTCCAGCGGTACTGGCTCGGCAGCGCGTCCGAGGTCTCGTAGAGCAGCGCCAGCGAAAGCACGCGCGCGGGCAGCATGATCACGCCAGCCGTGCGGAACAGGAACGCGAATTGGATGTTCGCCGCCGTCGACACGCCCGACAGGTCGCCGCTCTGGGGGACGTCGGTCCACGAGCCGCTGTTGTCGTCGATCCCGCTCGTCCGGTACTGGACGCGGAAGAGGTCCGGCGCGACGCCCATCGTGTCGTCGCCCAGGTTCTCCATGCAGTTGACCAGCACCCGGTAGAACTTGGCCGGCGCCGCCCCAAGCGCGAGCTTGGGGCAAACGATCCGGTTGGGCACCTCCGCCAGGAACCCGAAGTCGGCCGCAAGCGGATAGGCGCTCATCGCGTTGAGCGTGGTCGTCGTGCCGGGGTTGTAGATCCAGAACATCCAGCCGTCCTCGACCCAGACGAAGGGCGAGGCGTTGGCCGGGTAGTGAACGAAGATCGGGCTGTCCGTGTCGCGCAGCGCAGACGGCGTCTGGCTGGCCGTGCACGACGAGCGGCGGTCGAGCTGCTGGCCGCCGGTGTAGTAGTCCGTGACGTAGACCGAGCCCGACGTGCCCGACGACGTCGCGATCACGAGCTTGTCCAGCGACCCGGCGACATCCATCGAGATGAAGCCTGCGCTCGCCAGGTTCGTGACGGTGCCGCCTGGCGGGACCTCGGACATCGAGTCCGCGACGAACGTCGTGCTTGCTGCCACGACCGACGCCAGCGGCACCCGCAGGATGCGGCTCAGCGTCATCAGGTACAAGCATGCCACGCCCGCGCCCGCGCCGTGCGCCAGCGTCGCCACGCGGCCGTTGTTCGCCTGCGAGATGTTGCCCGTCACCGCCTGCGCGCCGGTGATCACGATGTCGGAGCCGGTCAGCACCGCCGCGCCAGCGGTCAGCGTCAGCGGCGCGCGGATGTTGTAGCGGTAGAGCTGGAGCGACGTCGTCGCGCCCTCGGTCGAGTAGACGTACTGCTGCGTCCAGGTGTCCCTGTCGCCCAGCGCGCAGCCGCCGATCACGTCGTTGGTGATCGTCGCCGCGTCCTTCAGCCAGAAGTTGGCCTTGATCTTGTCGACGGTCGTCGCCGCGGGGATCGCCACCGCCGGGTTCTGGAAGTCCGCGAACTGGAGCCCCTTGGTCACGAACAGGCCGCCGTTCGTGACCGTCGCGTTCGTGTTCGCGTGCACCAGCATCAGGTCTTCGATGACGTAGGGCGTGCCGGCGGCGATCGTGCCAGCGCCCGCCGCCAGCGTGATCGACGTGCCGCTGCCGATCGCGCTGATCTGATACCAGGTCGTGATCTGCGTCGGGTCGGTCGAGCCGAAGCCGATGCGCGAGCCGACCGACAGGCCGGTCGCCCAGGCCGTGCCGCTGCCCGTCACCGCGGTGCCGCTCACCGTCACCGTGCCGGTCGTGTACGCCTCGAGGATCGCGCGGAAACCGCGCACCGTGTGCGCCGTCGCGGTCGGGAACGTCAGCGTGACAGCGCCGCGCAGCGTGTAGGTGTTGGTCGACGGCACCCAGGTCCAGAGTTGCACGCGGCGGGTCGCCGCTGCGGCAGCACCGTCAGAACCGAAGACCCAGAACAGGTCGTCGGTGATCTTGATCGGGTGCACGAAGTTCGACGGGATCGCCAGCGACGACTCGCCGAAGCTCGCCACGCCCACCGGCGCCGGCCCGATGAACTTGTCGACGTCGCCAGCGCCGAGGTTGAACTGCCCCGTGTGCTTGCCGCGGTTGATCTTGGTCGCGTCGTAGGCGCCGCCCACGGCGACCTGCGCCAGCGAGCCGTTGAAGACCTGCTCGATCGCCGCCTTCATGCCGGCTCTCCATCAGGCGTGGCAACCACCTGCTCCGCGAGGAACGCGCAGATGGGGCCGTTGGTGTCGACGCGGCGCCGGCACGGCACGAAGTCGTGCGGCGCGTAGTCCCCGCCGACCACGACCTCATAGGAGCTGTTCGCGGCCACGACGTCGCCCGCAGCGATTGCGTGCGCCATCGCTTAGCCCAGCCGCGCCTTGATCGCCGCGACCGCCTCGTGCAGCTCGGTGCGCACCGCGCGCAGGCGCTGGATGTCGGCCTGCAGCTCGTCGCGGTCCTTCGCGAGCTGGTCGCGCGCCTTCGCCGAGGCCTCGACCTGGTCGTGCGCGCGGGCCAGCATCGCCTTCTCGTCGGCCAGCGCCTTCGCGCGGATCTCCTCGGCCTGCTTGCGCGCGGCGGCGACCAGCTCGCCGGCCGCCGACTTCGCGTCGGCGAGCAGCTCGTCGACCTTGGCCTGCGCGGCGTCGATCTTCGAGCGCGCCGCCTTGGCCTCGGCCTGGACCTTGTCGCGCTCGGCCACCGCCTGCGCGTGCGCGGCCTTCGCCTCGTCCGCCGCCTGCAGCAGGCCGGCGGCGTCGCGCAGGACCTCGCCGACCTCGAGCAGCCCGCGGAGCTGCTTGATGAAGCGCGCGACGTCGTCCGCCGCCTTGAAGAGTTCGGTCGCGTTCTTCATCGCAGGCCTCCACGGACCAGCATCGTTACGACCAGGCTGGTCGTGCCGTCGCCCGCGGTGACGCGCGGGCGGACCTGCCGCACCAGCTCGGAGATGGCCTCGATCTTGGCCGCGGTGACATCGAGGGCGTTGCCCTGCGGGTCGGTCAGCGGCGCCCAGTTGGTGCCGTCGATCGTGCCCTCGAGGCGCAGGTTGCCGCCGGCGCCGAAGACGCCGGTCACCTGCACGGAGCGGTCGGGGTAGGCCACCATGTCGATCGGCGCGCCGTCGTCGCCGTTCAGCATCCCGGTCCATTGGATGACGGACCAGTTGCCCGGAAGCCGCTCGGCGTCGGGCTGCGTGATGGTCGGGGTTCGGGTCGGCATGTATCAGCTCCGCTCCGGGGTTGCGCGGGATGGGGCGGCCGTCGCCGACCGCCCCTGCCCGTCAGATCAGCTCGCTCGCGATCTCCGAGGCGGCGTCGGCCTTGGGGGCCTTCGCCCTTGCAGCCTTCGCCGCCTTGTCGACCGCCTCGAGGTTCGCGCTGGGGATGCCGTCGTAGTCGACCTCCTCGCCGACTTCGACGAGGCGGTTGTCGATGAACGAGCGCTCCAGAACACGAAAACGAGCCATGCTTCACCCTCCTCAGGCGATCGTGTAGCCGCGGGCGTAGGGCGTGTTCGCCTGCCGATCGAGGACGAGCCCGGCGACGACCGTGCCGGCCGTCATCGTGCCGACCACGACGAAGTTGAGGCGAAGCGCGCGGAGCACGCCGGTCGGGACCGCGATGCGCCCGATCTCGGCTCCGGCCGTGAGGTTGGCGAGGGCGACGACCGGGCCCTGCGCGAGCGTCACCGGGCTGGTGAACGCCACGTCGGTCGCGGTCTGCACCTGGACGCTCAGCGACGTGCCGCCGGTGAAGGCGGTCACGACCTGCGCCCAGACGTCGAGCTCGGCGCCCACGCCGATGTCGCGAGACACCGACAGGTCGATGACGTCGGTCGAGACCGCCGTCGTGGTGATGGCCTGCCCGGCGAGCGACGCGCCGGTGAACAGGTTCTGACGATCGAAGATCATTGCGGTTTTCCTTCTCTGTCCGATCCGAGGTTGCGGTTAACCCAAGCCTCAGGTCACGCGCGTCTCGGTGTTGAGGAGCGCATCCACGCACCGGATCGGGATGCCGCGGAAAGACGTGATCGGCTTGCCGTCGAACTCCGACAGGCCCAGCCAGACGTTCGTCTTGTCCATCGCCTGGATGTCGAGCCAGGTCTTGACCGTGCGGTTGACGTAGAACGCCGTGCGGCCCATCCCCATCGCGTGCAGGCGGTTGACCGCGCGCACCATCAGGCGGATGAGGTTCGGCGGCGTCGTCGACTGCAGGCCGCCCGCGTTGGCGGTCGTGTCGATGTTGCAGATGCGCGTGGCGAAGCGCCAGTCGCGCAGCGTCAGGCCCGCCTTCCACTGGTAGTGCGTGCGGTAGCCCTGGAACTGGCCGCCCGCGCCATCGGAGAGCGTCCACTCGCCGAGGTCACGATGCGACAGGCCAGCCTGCGACCCCTTCGGGAAGATCAGGTGGCAGGTGTTCGGGCTCCAGCTCACGAGCCAGATCGACGTGTTGGCCGAGGCCGTGCCGCCGGCGTCGATGATGTTCGCGCCGTTGACCGCCGACAGGCTCGAGTAGCGCGGCGCGAGACCGAGGAAGCGCTCGGGCGTCGCGGCCGTGTTGCCGTAGAAGATGGTCGAGGCCATCGTCTGGTTCATGCTCTCGATGAACGCGCGGTCCTCGGTGAGCCGGAACTCGGCCGAGTTGCCGTTGAGCTCCGCGAGGTCCTTGTCGATCTCGGCGTAGGCCTCGAGCATGCCGATCGCGTCGGTGATCTGCGCGGTCGTGCTCTTGCTGTTCGGCACGCCGTAGTTGAGCATGCGCCACGCAGCGCTCGGCAGGCCGGTGCGCACCGTGGTGCGGTGGCCCGTGCGCTCGTTCGCCTCGAGGACTGTCGCGTCCTGCAGGACCTCGTTGGTCTGCGAGAGCAGCTCGACGATCGTGTCGATCTTGCCGCTGGGGTCCGTGCGCTTCGCCCAGTCGACATAGGTCGGGTTCAGGTTCCCGATGGTCGCCATGGCTGGTTACTCCTTAGCCTTGGGATAGAGGATCTCGGCGGGGGTGCGCTGCTGGGCCGAGGCATCGCCTCGCACCAGCCCGTCCTCGCCGAGGGCTTTTCCGACGCGGTACAGAAGCCGGGCCATCTCGGGGTGGTTGCCCGCCCCGGTGCTGTCCAGCATCCGCTTGAAGGCCGCGGCCTCCTTGCCCATGACGCCGTCGATCGCCTTCGTGATCGAACCGAGCGAGGCGGCGAACTTGTCGCCACCGAACTCGGCGTCGGACTTCATGGACGAGACCAGGCCTTCCTGCTGCGCGGTCCACGCATCACGCTGCTGCTTCGCGACGTCCGCCATGCGGGCGGCGTAGATGTCGCTCAGCTTCTGCGCCTGCTCGTTCGAGAGCCCCAGTTCCTTGAACACGGGCGTCGCGGCTGCGAGCGCGGCGTCGTCGAGCTGCATGCCCTCGGGGAGCTTCAGCTCGTACTTTTCAGGGGCGCCGTCCGCTGGCTTGGCCTCGCCTTCCGGCTTGGCCTTGTCGGCGGCGTCGGTCGCTCCCGCTGCAGCGTCTGCCTTGGTGTCGGCAGCCGCAGCGGCCGAGATGGCGGAGGCCGGCGCGTCGGGCGTCGGCTTGGCCTGCTCGGTCGCAGCCTGTCCGGCACCCGCGTCGGTGGAAGCCTGTGCGGTAGTGCTCTGGTCAGACATTCGTCTTGCTCTCCTTGAGCATGGTGGTGAACACGTCGGGCGCTGCGTCGCCCAGCTCGGCCATGACGAAGAGGCCGACGTTGCGCGCCCCCTCGTTGAACGCGTCGCGCGCGCCGTGGCCGGTGAAGGTCGAGCGGAAGACGCCGCAATGGTCGAGCAGCCGCCACATCACGCGGCGCCCGGCCGGCGTGGCGACGACGTCGCGGAGGTCCTCGAGCTGCCGGTTGCGCTCGCGGCGCGCGAGGCTTTCGCGCTCGCGGACGTCCTGTTGCTCGCCGGCATTGAAGGGCTCGGGCTTGCGGCGCGGCTCGCTCATGCCGGAACTCCCATCCCAGCCAGCACGCGCTCGAGCCCGTTCTGGTCACCGATCGGCGTCTCCGCCATCGTCTTCGCGGTGTTCGCCGCGGCGTCGGTCATCTGCATCGCCTGCGCCTGCTGCGCCTGGCGCGCCTTCTCCGCGCGGAGCTGCTTCACCTGGTCGTCGGTGCGGATCAGGTCGGACGGGACCCCGATCATGGCCCCGTAGTTGTCGACCGCCTTGTCGAAATCGACCTTGTCGAGGACCTCGGGCTTGGCGCCGGCGAGGCCGATCGCGAACGTCGCGTAGTCGCGGATCGAAGCGGTGCCGACCGCCTTCTGCGCCTGCGCCAGCGTCGAGATGTATTCGACGCGCAGCTCGACGCCCTGCAGTTCCTGCGGCGGCGGCGGCAGCAGCTTGTTGCGCGCCATGATCGCGACCGTGCGGTCGATCAGCGGGTCAAGCAGCTCGTCGTGCAAACGCTCGAGCACCGGCCCGAGCATGAGCAGCTTCTCCTCGTGCCGCTCGTCGATCTCGCGCGCGGTGATCTGCCGGCGGTCGGAGTTAGCCAGCATCAGGAACAGGTCGGCGTAGAATGCCGACTTCACGTCGCCCTGCTTCGCCTGGATGTCGACCATCAGCTCGTTGACCCGAGGGTTGACCTCAAAGGCCGGACGGAACGCGGGCTGGCCGCCAGCCGCCGCGGCCATGTCGACGTAGGTGATCGAGCCCGGAAGGATCGACGCCGCCTGCTGGCGCAGCGACGACGGAGCCACCATCGGCGGGTTCACCATCTTGTCGATGGCCTGCGCCTTGCGCTTCGCCATGACCTGGAGCTGCTTGATGTCGGGCAGCGCCTCCATGCCGGGGCTGCGCCCGTAGACGTCCGTGCCGGTGACGTGCCACCGCGGCGCCATGATCGGGAACTCGTTGAACCCCGACACGCGCAGGAACTCGCCATCCGACGAGCCCGCCTCGTAGTGAACCGAGCGGAACGCCATGCCCTTCGCGCCGGGCGTGTTGGCGACGCGCTTGTCGTTGGGCTCGATGAGCTGCACGACGTTGACCCAGCGATCGAGCGCGCCCTGCTGGAACAGCGCCTTCGTGCCGTCCGTGCAGGCCTCGAGGCCGTACTCGCTCACGACCTGGCCGACCGTGAGCTGCATCTCGCGGTAGAGCGTGTCGACGACCAGGCGCGGCGAGTTGGCGATCATGAACTCGCCGACCGTGAACGGGTAGCAGCGGATCACGTCCTCGTCGTCCTCGAGCACCGACATCGCGCCGGTGCCGAACACGCCCAGCTCCTCGTAGACGACCGGCAGCACGTTGTAGAGGTTCGAGCGCGCGAACACGGTCATGAGCCGGTTCTGCACCTGCTCGAGCCAGGAGCGCACCGGGCCGAAGCCCATCATCTCGAGGTCCGGCGTCTGCAGCTTGAACCACGGGCGGGCCGGCGAGGTGATCCCGGCCATCATGCCCGAGGCCAGCGTCCGCGCGGCGAGCGTGCCGGTCGGGTCGATGATCCGGCCGTTGCGCTTGTCGCCCTTGTTGCTGTCGTTCGACTGGTTCGTCAGGAACCGACCGCGGCGCGGCAGGATGTTGTCCGACAGGTCGTTCCAATGACTAAGCCATTGCGACCGCTCGTCGCGCAGCGCGGAGAGGCGCCGCTCGAACTGCTTCTTCGGGATGCCGGGGTCGATCGCCATCGCTTACTGGCCGAGCAGCGTCTTGCCGGCGGTCATGGCGGGCCCGCCCGCGAGGTCGCCGGCGGACGCGATCGTGGAGCTGTAGCCCTGCGCGGCGCGCGCGCGGCGCCGCTCGTCCGAGCGCGCGCGGCTCACGGCCTCGTCGACCTCCTTCGGAGGCTCGGGCGGCGGCGGAGGCGGCGGCGGCGGAGCGGGCGCTTTCGGCGCGGACATGCACATGCGGTAGTCCCCGGAACGAAACGAGGACCAACCTATAGCACCGCCTTGGGATTTCGCCAATGCCCCTAGGCGAACGGGTCGTAGTCGTGCGCGGCAATCGCAACGGCCGCCCGGCCCCGGTCGTCGAGGCGCGGCGGCGGCGCGACGTGCTCGGCGAAGGTCTGCGCCAGAGCGTCGGCCAGGTCAGGGCTGCGCCCGAGGCGTTCCTTCACCAGGTCCTTCGCCTCGAGCTGCAGCTTGTCGCCCTTGAACGTGTAGGTCGGCGTCGTGAGCTCGGCGACCAGCTCGTCGATCGGCGGCAGCGCGCCGCCGCCCTTGATCCAGTCGCACATCTCGAACCACATCTCGGCGCGCTTGTTCAGGTAGCGCGCGTCGTTGGGCCGGCCGGCGTAGTGGACCGGCAGGGGCGCGTGGCCGAGAAGCTGGAGCTGGTCGATCCAACCGCCGCCGAACCCGCCCGTGTTGTCGACGAAGGTCGCCTGCGCGCGCCAGTCGGTGATCTTGCGCGCGACCGCGCCCGCGCCCTGCACCGAGTTGACGTTCCGCAGGATGATCGGCTCGAAGGCCACGAGGCCCTGGCGCGGGAAGATCACGCTGCGATCGTCGCCCTCGCGCGCCACGTCCACGCCCAGCACGCGCGGCGCGAACGAATACTCGTCCTCGCGCCGGTGCCGGCGCATCGCGTCGCGCACCTCGTCGGGCCCGATCAGCGCGTTGAGGCTCGAGGGCGGGAACCGGCCGAACACGTTGACCAGCACCCACGGGCTGTCCCGCCCATACTTTTCGATCTGCTGGCGCGCCCAGTCGATCGACACGCGCGGCGTGCGCAGCGGGTCGTCCGGGTCGGCGGTGATCTCGTGCAGGAACCAGAGGTGCTTCTCCGTCGTCGACGCGCGCCAGAGCGGCCCCTCGAGGTGCGTCGGGTTCCCAGCCATCATGAGCTTGGTCTCGACGCCGGAGGCGAGGCCGGCCTCGGCCGCGGCCATGACCGCGTCGGGGATGCCGCCGACCTCGTCGAGCAGGAACAGCAGGTAGTCCGCATGGAAGCCGGCCAGCGTGTCCGCCTGCTGCGTCGAGTCCGCGCCCTTCGACCAGGAGCGCGCCGACATGAACCACGTCTCGGGATGCTCGCGGCAGACGATGCGCTGCTTCTGCCACTCGAAGGCAGCGGTCAGGAGCGCTGAGCGCTTCTGCCACTTAGCCATCTCCTTCCAGAGCCCGTCCTTCAGGTTGTCGCCGGTGATCGAGGTCGCCGCGATGTTCGCGTGCGGGCGCGTCAGCAGGAAGTTCCACGCCAGCATGGCGAGCAGCGCGGTCTTGCCCGGCCCCTTGCAGGCCTTGAGCGCCAGGCGCTGGTTGTGCGGGAAGGCGCTCAGGACGTGGTCCTGCCACGGGTCCGGCACGACGCCGAGGCACTCGCGCACGAAGACCTGGGGCTTCTCGCGCCAGAGCCGGATGCGATCGGCGGCGACGGCGCCGGTCACTCGTCCTCGCCCTCGCCCTTGAGGCTGCGCAGCACCAGCGCCTCGAGGCTGACCGTGCCCGTGTGCTCGACGCCGACCTTGTCGCCGAACCGCTTCGGGCTCATGCGCGCGAGCGCCCACTTCCGCACGTCGACCCGCAGCCGCCGATGCCCGAGCATGTCGCCGCGCTTGATCTCGCGCCGGCCGTCCTCGTGCTCGGTGATGACGTCGCCCTCCATGGGCGTGTCGGCGATCTCGACCAGCTCGTCGAAGATCGTCTGGGCGCGGGCGTCGCAGGCTTCGTCGTACTGCGTCCGAAAGTCCGGGTGCTTGGGCATCCACGAGAAGACCGTCGTCATCCCCGGCATGGCCGGGTCGCGGCAGACCGAGCGCAGGCTCTCGCCGCTCGCGATGCGCGCGCAGAGCGTCGATGCCAGCTCGGGCGTGTAGATGCTTGGCCGGCCCATCTTGGGCTTGGTCTTGCGCTTCATGGCGTTGGGAATATGCCAAGCCCCCCGGCTTGCGGCAAGGGTTACGCCCGTTCCCTGTCGTTACCTCCCGGCGTTACCTCGATTTCCCCTGCATTGTCAGCGCCCTAGCCCCCTCTAGTAGTAGTAAGTAACAAGGTTACAATATATATATATACATGAGGGGGCTCTATGGGGGGGGGTATCCCCTCCCCTCGT